CAAAAATCTGATCCTAATTGGCAAGTTCCAGAATGGATGGAATTGGCATCTGAACATTTAGATATGACTAAACTTGATCCAGACCAGCAAAGAGCATTAGTTATAGCTAATTTATATAATAGAAAAGGAACAGATGAATTAATTAAACAAATAATGACAGGTGATAGAGAGCAACAATTAAATGCATTAAAAGAATTATATAAAACACATCATTATGCTGGAAAAATATCAAAAAAATTAGAAGAAAGAATAGAAGAATATTTTAATAGTTGGGGAACACCAGATTATGCATATGAACATGGACAATTAGCATTTTGGCCTTCTGAAAATAAAGATGGATTTAATAATCCATTTGGTAAAGATAAAGAATTTTTTAAAGAATCAGCGAAGTTTATGGCTGATATTCCTTACTATGTCGCAGAAGCAGCAGAAAAATTAGGTATTCCATTAAATAGAGGTCATTACAATGTTTTTTCTAATGGATATACTTTATCTGTAAATGGTTTCATTGATAAGTTCCATCAAATATTAGAAGAAGATAAAAATATTTCAGTACAAGAAGCCTACCAAAAAGTATTTATGTGGCAAGAACAAAGTTTTGGTAGAGAGATAGCATCTGGTTTTGTTACTGTCTTGAATGATTTTCCTTGGATGGTAGCAGGATGTGTAGGGGCTAATGTAGCTGCATCTGGTGTATATGCGGCTTCTGGTGGTACAGGATTAGTAGCATCACCTATTGTATGTGGTGCTGGTGGATATGCTTTACCAGAAATTATAAGAGATTCTTATATGAGAGCTATATGGGATGCTGGTGAAGTAGATAATTTTAATGATTTTTTAAAACATTTCTTTACTCTTAAAACTGCTTGGACAGGTGCTAAATCTGCGGCAGTAGGTGGTGCAACATTAGGAGTAGGTAGTAAAGTTACAAAAGTAATTGGGCCAAAATTAGGTGCAAGTACAATAGGAAAAACAGGAACATTAACGGCAAGAGTGGGTTCTGAAGTTGTAACATTGGTAACTTTACAAAGTTTATTAAATGGTCATGTTCCTACTAAAAAAGATTTTGCTCATGCTGCTGTTATGATATTTGGGATTCATGCAACAGTAAAAGTAGGTAGTAATGCTATGGGTGTAATGAAAGGTATCTATAAAAGATTTGGAATACATCCTAAAAATATAGTTGAACTTACTAAAAATAATCCAGACGCAGCTAATAAACTAGCAAATGGTATTGTTCCAGATGAAGTAAATGCTTTAGCTATACAGTTAATGAAAAAAGCAGAAGAAACTACTAATAAAAAAGTATTACCTATTTCTAAATATAAGAATAATGAAAAGGTAACTACAAATAATGGTGAAGAAGTTATTGTTGTTGGTAAAGAAGTACAAAATGGAGAAAGTGTTTTAATAGTTAAACAACCAAATGGATTAAAAACACCTATATTAGAATCAGAAGTAAGAAAAATAAATAATGAAAATATAGAAATTAAAGTAAATAAGAATAAAAAAATAGAAGTTAATGAAACTGTAGATAAAGATTTTGTTAAAAGACAAGAAAATGGTGAATTTAGTAAAGATATTGTTGAAGTAACTAAAGATGAAACTGGTATTCACACAAAAGAAATAGTACCTACATTTGAAATTGGTAATGAAATTATAGTTTCTAAAAAAGGAGATAAAGCAAAAATAGTTGGGGAAGGTTTTATTAATAAAACTAATGTAAGATTTTTTGATGTAGTAACTGAAAAAGGAAATAAATATAGAATTAATCAAGAATTAGTTAAAAAATTAAATATAGCAAAAGAATTCAAATCTACACCTTTACAAGCAGTAAATGATGTAGGAGGAAAAATTAAAATTACTTCTGTAGATAATAAAGCATCTGCTAATCCTTCAATGCTAGTTATTAATAAATACTATCCTAAACTAGCTAAAGTAATTCAATCTTCAAAAGAAACAAGAAGTGAAGGTAAATTCAAAACATCTAAAGATATAATTGACCATGTTTTTAAAGGATTAGATAAATCATATAAAAAAATATCTATTGTTTTTGGTATTAAAAAAGGTGAGTTAGTTGATGCTGATACTTTAGTAGGAAGAATAGGAAAAGAGTATGTTTCCTTTTCACGAAAAGCATACAATGAATTAATCAAATTTACTGATGTAGATGGTAAAGTAAAAAATGCAAAATTAGTAGCTAGTGATCCTAGTAAACCTATAGTGTTTATACACCCTGAATCTAGTGAACCTATGGGTATATTAATGACAAGAAAGATTAATGGGGAATTAAAAACACAAGCACATACTTATTTTAGAAATCATAAGATTAAAGAAGATATGGATGGAATGCACTATGATCGTGTTAATAGTACAAGAGATGGTAATAATTTTGAAGTTCCTTTAGATGAATATACATCTAGTAGATCAGAACAAGGTTTTAAAGATGTAGCTTGGAAAAGAATCTACAACAATGCAAAAGGTATAGATTTAGATTCTATGATAGATTTAGTAGAAATTTTTATAAAGAAATCACCAGAAATCAAGAATCTTCCAGATACATTAAGAGGGTATTTTCAATTTAAAGGTAAAAATGCACCTAGAGTAGTTATCGCTAAAAAACTACAAGAAATGCCAGAAAAGTTATATATGGTTTTAGCACATGAAATTGGGCATATGATAGATTATCTGCCCAACAAAACTTTAGCAAGAGGTAACATACTTGGTTCTATGGCTACTCTTAAAAAGTTTATGAATGAATGGATAGATGGAAAAAATGATGGTGCTAGACCTTTAGATACAAAAGAAATTAATGCACTTAAAAAGAAAGCAAATGAAATAGCTAAAAAATTAGAGAAGGAAACAAATAAAGAAATAGGTGAATTAAAAATTACACCAGAAACTATACTAAAAATATTTAATGATGCTAAAGCAAGAGAAAATATACCGCCAGAATTTTATGATGCATTTGTTAAATTAGGAGAATCTATAAAAAGACAAGTAGTTAAAGATGCAATGAAGGGATTAATGTCGCATCATATGAAAGCAATCGCAGATAAGATTAATGGTAAAAGTGTTGATCCTAAACTTACTGATGAAGCATATAAAATATTCCAAGAATTGTTCCAAAAGGAAATTAAAGAAAGAGGACTTGTAAATAAAGAATGGATTATGCAAGAATTAAAATCTTTAACTCATAAATGGAAACCTTTTACCCCAACAAAAAAGAATCGTAGTTATACAAAGTATAGATATTCTCCAAGAGAATTATTTGCAGACTTTATGATGGCTTGGTTATTAAAGCCACAATGGGTTGCTTTAAATATGCCTAAATCATTTGAATTATGGGTTAATTTTATTGAAAGAAAACCAGCACTTAAAAAGTTATATGAAGATATACAAATTGATTTGAATGCTGGAAAAGAAACAAAAATATCTAAAATAATAGCTAAACAAACTAAAGAATTTAGAGATGCTAATGAAACTATTATGGATAAGATTAACAATCTTTTTAAAAAGGATTATGTAGATATGTTTCATGCAGAAATGATTGATACAATGGGATTTTTCTTTAGAAGAAATAATGCTATGAAAGGCTGGTTTAATAGATGGCATAGTGAACAAGCTAAAGACTTAAATATATCTATAGAAAGATTTAGATACAGACATTCCCAATTAAAAAGATATGCAGATGATATGATTCATCATGTATTAGATCCTATATATAATCTAGGCTATAATATTAATGAATTTGGTGTAGGATTATTTTTAAGAAATCTATATGAAAGTAATCAAAGAAAGAATGTAATCACTAGAAGATTTTTTAAATTAGATGAAAAAGTAGAAGCTGAATTACTTTCAAAATTTGAAGGACAATCAATAGAAGCTGTATGGGAATACTGGGTAAAACAATATCCAGATTTAATCCCTTTAATGGATAAGTTTTATGAATTAAGACAATCTAAAATTATAGCTGAATTAGAAAAATCACAGACATTACCACAAGAAACTATTGATATAATGAAGTCAAATCATCAATATATTACGCATGATGTAGTAAAACATTTATTAAAGAGATTACAAAAATATGGGATTAATAAAATAGCTACATCTTTCATTGGTAAAACACAAGGTACATTTAGTATGATTAGAAATCCATTAGAAGCTACTATTGAAAAAGATATGATAATGCTAATAGAAGCTAAAAAACATGAGGTTTTGAGAAATATGGTTTCGTGGTTAAAAGAAAATAAAGAAGTATTTGAAACATATGAATTTTTAGGTCAAGGAAATAAAGCTAGTAAACTTATTGATAAAATAGAAAAGAAGTTTCTTTTACCAAAAGATCAAAAAGGTAGAATTATAGTAAAACCTACAAAACAACAATTAAGATTAAAAACAAAACCACCAGAAGGTATGGAACAAATATCTTATTTTGATAAAGGTGAACTTACAACTTATTGGGTAAATAAACAAGCTACTAGAATGTTTAGAGAAAATCCTTGGCAAATACAAATAATATCACGGATTATGACTAATCTTACAGGGCCATTTAAAAAAATGTTTACAGAATACAATCCTGCTTTTTGGCCTGTAAACTTTAGTAGAGATTCTTTTAATACTATAAGGTTATTACCAAATGCTAGATTTTTTGATTTTGAACATGGTGGTAGAAATTCTTGGGTAAAATATTTAATAAAAGGTTTTAAGCCTACAATTAAATCTGTTTATGGTAGAGGAACAAAATTTACAAGATGGGCAGAAGAACAAAATTTTCTTATTGATATAACAGAAGGTCATAGAGGACAAGCAGGTGAAAAAGCTGCTAAATTAGGTTTAGATAATGATACAGTACAATTAGAATTATTCTTAAAAAAATTCAGATCAAATAAACTGACATTAAATGCCCGATTAAATAAAAGGACAGGTGAATGGGAAGTGCCACAAGGTACTATAAAGGAATTATGGCATGAAATATTTGGAGATCATGGTTTCTTTGGACATCTAGGTGCAATGGCAAGAGTAGCTGAAAGATGGCCGAAAATAAGTGGGGCTATGTATTTAGTTGATGCTGTTAAAAGAGGTGAATTAAAAATGGATGTAGGTGAAATGATGATTAAAGTTCAAGAAGATATAGGTTCACCTTCATTTTTAAGACAAGGTGGTGCTAACATGATTACTAATACAGGTTTAATATATTCAAATGCAATAAAAGAAGGTTGGAGAAGGGAATTTACAAGATTTAGAGAAGCACCTTTTTCTTATATGGGTAAATTTTTCTTTTATAGTATAGTACCCAAAGTTATAATGAAGGCTATGCAAATGGGTGCTTTTGGTGTGCCATTAGGTTTGCTTTATTTAGGTGTTAAACAATACGATATGAACAATTATATTGTTGTTCCTTTAGGTACAACACATGATGGTAGAACAATTTATTTTAGAATACCACAAGATGAAACTGCAAGAATGTTAAGTTCTTTGTTTTATCAAGCTATGAGTACGGAATTAGATGACGAAAGTGTAGTAGGAAAAAAAGAACCTTGGACAGCAATGTTATCTTATATGGCAGGTAACTTCCCACAAAAAGCACCTTGGTTGGATTTAATAGGACAGGTTCTTGGATGGAAAAATGGAGTAACACCTTATGATGATTGGTCTGGTATAAAAGCAGTTCCCCCTACTATAGAAGCTATGAAACATTTAGATGATAATTCAGTTTATAATAAAGAAATGTTAAAATGGTTTATTAATAGTTATACAGGACAAGGTTTTTATAAATTTAAGACTTATGAAAGTGAAGTTGAAATGGCAGGTGTTCAGAAAGAATTAGAAACTTTATTAGGTTTTCCTATTGTGGGAACAGTATTAGGAAGATTTATTAAAATTGGTAATCATGCTGGATCAGCTAATTTATATAGTGCTTCTACAGCTTATGATGCTTATTCAGCAAAAGTTACATATAATGCTAAAATGGCAATAGTAAAAATACTTAATGATAAAGCCCATGAAATTACAGATATAGAAACGAAAGCATTAGCTGAAAGATTGCCATCTTGGGCTAATAATAGAACAATGATAGAAACTATAATTAGATTAAAAGGAGGAAATGTTATATTACAACAAATAATAGGAGAACATGATATAAGAAAAAGAGTATGGCTTACTATGAAATTTGTAAACTGGGCAAGAAAAGTAGGTATAGATGTTCCTAAATAGTAGGAGATATTCTCATTAAGAAGAAGTAAAATGTTTAAAAATCAAAAGAATAATGGTATTATAGGGTAGAGATAACTATGACAATTTCTACAACTACGATAAAAAATAGCTATTCGGGTGATGCTAGTACAACAGTTTTTGCTTATACTTTTAAGATAGCAACAACGGCTGATATACAGGTTATTATTCGAT